TCTTATGATGTTGCAGGAAACACTGATGGTTGCACAATATACTATGAACACGAAACAGGGACCGATCAAGTTTTAGCTGGAGGAACAACCACTGCTATACTTGGAACTATAACCTCTGGTGACTTTGATATTACTCAAAGAAGAGCAAGAGGACAGACGGTAGGGACACCAGATATTAGAGGAGATGGTGAATTTATTATGAAAATACGTAGATTTTTACCTGACTTTATTTCACAGGTAGGAACCACGACTATAGATTTTACCACAAGAGATTTTCCTAATAGTTCTGCTAAAACACAAACCTTTACAACGACGTCATCTACGACTAAAATAGATACTCGCGTTCGTGCAAGATCTATTGCTATGACCGTGAAGAATACTAGCACGTCACAAGACTGGAAGTTAGGAACTTTTAGACTAGACATACAACCAGACGGGAGAAGATAATGTCACCTTTAGATCAATATTATAGAAATGTAAGAAATTTAGAATACATGCCTCGATCAAAATATATGCTAAATCCTCCTACTGTGGATGATTTAGAAAAAGAAGATGAGGGTGATGTAGAAAATTTAATTGTTAATCCCGTCGTTCCAACAAAAAATATTGGAGGTGGTGGAATCTCATCTCTTCCTACAAATCAATTAATGGCAGACTTTGGTACAGCTGTACAAAAGAGACAACAGAATTTAGAGAACCCAAGTTTTATTGCACAAAAAATGTATGACATGGGTTTTCCACAACAAAGATCAGTAGATCAAATGATGAGAGATGCAACTGCATATAACATGGCACAATTAGGTCCTGACTTTAAACAGATAGGCATAACATCAAATATGTCAAAACCTGAAATAGACGCAGCAATGGCAGAGTACGCAGCAGACGAAACAAGTATTGGAAACTATCCTGTAGAAAATCCATTGGATGTAAGACCTCAATTACCTTTTGGTGCAACAGGTATTCTTCAAGCAGTGCTGCCTGATAGTTATTACGATAAAATGACAATGCCTCAACAAATCTATACACAAAGTAAAATGGGATACACTGGACCAACTGTATTTGGAGAAAACACTACTGGAGGAAGTAAAGATATTTTTGGTAGAAATATAAGATCTGGTTTTGGTAATTATGCAGAAAAACAACAGAGAGATATAGACAAATTAGATGACTATTTTTCAAGTGATTTATTCCAAGATAGGTATGGTGATACAAAATTAGTTCAAGACGAATTTGGTAACTATACTTTTGTAAATGTTAACAATCCTGCATTAGCAGCTAAAGCTAATCAAATGAATAAAATGAATTTATTTAGATACAATTATGATAAACAAGGTTTACAAGAGTTAAAAGATATTGAAGACCAGACTGGTTATACAGATATTATAAGGGCTAATAAAAAAAGAACTGAAGAAATTCAACGACAATTAGATGCAGGAACTTATGGTAGAGATGATCCACCAGACAGAAATCTAAGCGATGTAACAACAGAATCTGCAGCTAAAACATCTGGAGTAGGTGGCGGTGGATATACTCAATCTGACTCTGCACGAGAAGATAGAAGAGGTGGTCAATATGGATTTAAAGAAGGAGGACTAGCAGGTATATTATATGGCTAAAATTGTACAATCATTAACAAGAGCAAGTAAAGAATATGAAGAAAGAACTTTTCAATCTTTAGTTAGAGATTTGGATGGTGTTATAACAAAACTAAATTCATCTTTTCAAGATGAGTTAAAACAAGAGATAGAAGCAAGAAGTTTCTTTTTAGATTCATAATGGCTACAGTAAATCAATTTAAATTCTTTGGAGTAAATTTAGCTACAACTGCAGAAACAGCTATGTTTGGTACAAATGCTGCTGGCACTCAATTACCCACAATAAATCAAACTTATATTATTAAATCTTTTAGAGTTACAAATAATACAGGTAACACACCAACAATAACAATTAAAAACAATACTTTTAACATAGTAAACACACAGACTTTAGCTGCAAATTCTAGCACTGAAATACTTACTCTGCCTTTAATCGTAGAGGGCAGCACAGCTTTAAAAGTTACAATGAGTTCTACAGATTCTGTAACAATAGGTATTAGTTATATGAACATAAACAAGGAGACAATAGACTAATGAAAAAAACAATCGTAAACGGTCAAGAGGTTCCGGTAATTGAACCAACAAAAGTTACCACAAAAATTAGTAATGTTAAGACTGGAGAGGTCTACGCTTCTGAAGAAGAATGGAAAGCTAAAAATATACCAGAAACTGACATAAGAAGAGACGTAAACGTGGTAATGCCTAGACTTGATTTGTTCGGAAAAACAAAGTAAAACGAGGGATTGAGGTTAAAATATGGCAATTTCTAGAATGCAACTACCCAGAGAATTATATGAAAGTGGCGGAATTACGTCATTACAAGACCCTAGACAAGGGTATTTTTTAGGTAAGCTTGTTAAAAAAATTACTAAACCAATTAAGAAAATAATTAAAAGTCCTATAGGTAAAGCAGCTTTAGCGGGCGCAGCTCTGTATGGATTAGGTGGTGGTGGACTACCACAATTTTTAGGTGGTAAAGGTCTTGGTGGTTTTTCATTATCAGGTCTTGGGTCACGACTAGGTATTGGTAGTATGCAAGGTGGAAAGTTTGCTTTTGACGGACCACTAGCTGGTTTATTTTCTACAGATGGTAAATTTAGTTTAGGTAAAACAGCACTAACAGGTTTAGGAGCTGCGGGTATAATTGCACCATTTTTAATGGGTGACGGTGAGGACGAAGAAGAAGAAGTTGTAGAGCAACTAGATCCAAATGCAATTAGACAAAGAGCTATGCAGATGTACCAACAAGGTTATTCACCTCAAGAGTCAGGTTTATTTTTTATGCCTGGTAGAGAATTTGTTCAACGTAACTTTTACGCTGCTGGTGGTGGATTAGCCGATGTACCTGGTTATGAAACACCTCCAGGAACTAATAAGTTTAACTACCCTAGTGGTGGAGAAACTGTAAGAGTAAAAAAACAAGAAGGTGGTATCATGGATCTTGGTGGACAAGAAAAAGATTTTAGAAACACTGGTGGTTTTGTTGATCTTGGAAGAGAAGAAAGAGCAGACGATGTACCAGCAAGACTAAGTAAAAACGAATTTGTATTTACAGCTGAGGCTGTAAGAAATGCAGGCGGTGGCGATATAGACAAAGGCGCTGAAGTTATGCAAAACATGATGGACAATTTAGAAGCAGGTGGTATGATATCTGAAGAGTCTCAGGGTATGAATCCTGCACAAGAGATGTTCGAACAAACACAAATGTTGGAGAGTAGAATAGCATAATGGCATTACCAGATTATTTACAAGATACAGCCAAAGATTTTGCCGAACAGGCAACGGCAACGTATAGTGCACCGATTGACACAACTAAATTTACCGGACGTCAGTTTGTTGCTGGCGAAGATCCGTTACAGACTCAAGCAATTAATTTAGCACGAGCAGGTGTTGGCTCTTATGCACCTTTTTTACAAGCAGCGACAGCGGCAACAACACAACAAGCAGCTGATATAGCTGGTTTAAGAGGTCTCACTGGACCACAAGCATATCAACCTTTTATGTCCCCATATCAAACGGACGTAATAGATGAAACTTTACGACAGTACGATCAATCAAGAATTGGTGGCAGACAATCAATCCAAGACGCTGCAGTAACAGCTGGAGCTTTTGGTGGTGGTAGAGAAGGAGCATTGTTAGGACAGTACGATGCCGATACACTTGCCAACAGAGCGGGGATCAGGGCAGGTTTGTTACAACAAGGATTTAATCAAGCACAGCAATTAGCTGCACAAAGATTTGGTCAACAAGGCAACATTGCTCAAATGCAAGGTGCATTACCAGGGCAATTTGCAAATCTTTCTAACTTTGGTAGACAATCAATGGGTGCAGACATTCAAGCTCTTGGTGGACTTGGTGCACTAAGACAAGGAATGACTCAAGCTCAATTAAGCGCAGATCAACAAGCAGCAAGAACTGGAGCTTACGAACCATACGGAAGATTACAACAATACGGATCCGCAATAACTGGATTATCTGGAGCGACTCCAGGATTCCAATATCAAGACCAACCTGTAAGTAGTCCATTTACGACTGCACTTCAAACAGCTCTTGGTGTTGGTGGATTGTACAGTAAAATATTTGGGTAGAGCATGAGACCATTAAATAGACCTATGTTTAAAACAGGCGGCCCTATTAAAGAGGGTATTATGTCTGGTATGAAAGATAAGCCGCAACAACTAGTTCAACCAGCTGCAGATGGTAGTAGACCAGGATATGCTGGCCCTCTTGCATTTTTAGCACCTCTTTTTGGTATAGGTGGAACTGCAGCAAGAGTAGGTGCAACTAGAGCAGCTCCGTCTTTGATACCACGAATAACACAAGGATTTAGAAATATATTTCAAACACAAAAACCAGCTCCTTATACTCCAATAAGAATAGCACAATCTGAAGGCGGTAAAAAATTAGGTTTAAAACCAAAAGTAATAAAAACTGCTAAAGACACTGTTAATAAAGAACAGGTTGGTTCTATCTATGAAACTAGACCGTTTTTTAGAAACGATCCTACTTTTATGTTAGCATCTGGAATATATAGAGGTATTACAAACCCTAAAGCAAAAGGTCTTTTAGCATCAGGAGCTAGACTAGTATACAATCCTACAGGAGCAGTAACAGGTTTATATCTTGCAGGACAATATTTTAACAAAGACGGAGAAGAAACGCCACCACCACCAGATTCAACTGTTGGCGGCACTTCTGGAGCACCGGGAGGTGGAGATCCAGATATGTTTTATAATGATCCTAATAAAAAACAAGAAGGAGAGGGAACTCCTACACTTACAGAAAACGAACAAAGAGAAGCTTTAAAGAAAAAATACTATGACATCATGGAAATAGATAAACTAACTAAGAGAGCTACAGGAGACGCTTTAATCGCAGCTAGTCAAGATCTAGCTAATTTAAATAGAGAAGGTATTACACTTAAAGAAGGATTAAGATCTGGAGATTTACAATCTAGATTAATTTCTAGTGTTAGTAAAGCGTTTGATAAACCTGATAAAACTAAAGATGCTATTGATGCTGCAATCCTCAAGGCAGAAATTACAAAAGATATTAACAGAGAGAAAGACGATCTAGATAGAAGAGTAAAAGAATCAACACTAGCAGTGCGTAAGAAACAATTAGAGGGAGATACTTTTGAAGAAGCAGTAGCAGAGGCTACAATAAAAGAAAATGCTCCAAAAGGTAGGGATCTTGCAGTTCTTTTCAAAGTTAAAACAGGTAACGATGCTACAGTAATAGATTCTACAAAAGTCCCACAAGGTGTAGATGAAGAAGTATTTTTAAAAGAACAAATAGAAGTAGCTAGAAAAGAAGGTACTCCTACTCCTCCAGGTTATTATGTAATCAGTGATTCTATATTTATTATTGACGCTCAAGGCAACATATCTAGACGTTTATAGGAGGATAAATGGCCTCTATATTTGACTCTTACGATAGTAGAAACGATAGTAGAAACAACTCAGTAGGAACTATTGAGTCTGTATTATCTGGTGTTGCATCTGGTTTAATTTCTATACCTAAAGGTTTCTTTTCTTTGGGTGCAACTCTTATGGATCTCGGAGTAGATAAGGGTAGAGCTGCAAAGGTAGAAGCATTTTTTGACGATCTTACAGAATTTGATGAGAAAGCAGAAGCTACAGCTGCCGGACAGATTACAGAGGCATTAGTTAACATAGGTCTACCAGCAGTAAAAGGTTTTAAAGTTGGTGCAGCCATGGCTGATGATGCAATGAGAGCTGCGAGAGGTGGTAAGTATTTTAAAGCTAACTCGGTGCCTCTTAACGATGCAGCTAGAAAAGCTGCAGAACTAAATGCAAGAGGTAAGACAAATAAATTTATCGCAGGAGCTATTGGTGGTGGTGCAGCAGAAGGTATTTTTGTTGGTGACGTAGAACAAATTGGTTCATTAGGAGATTTAGTTGGTGGTCCAACACAGATTGAAAGAGGAACCGACGACGATCCTGCAAGAGATCTTTTAAATAGAGTTAAGTTTGGTACAGAAGGAGCTTTGTTTACCGGTGTCATAGGGGGCACAGGTAGTTTAATAAAAAAACTTACAAATAGAAACAAACAATTAGATGTAGCAAACTCTAAACTAGATAGATTTATAGATAAAATTGCATCGGGGTTCAGGGCAAGAAGTGGTAAGACTCAAGAATTTTTTGATATAGAAAGAACATCAATAGGTGAAAGAGCTTCAGATGCTGCGGCTGCTAGAAACATATCTAGAGAATTAGATCAAAACATTGACAAAATATTTTCTCCAATGAAAACTGTATTTAATCAAGCAGCTGCTAAAGATAGAAATAAATTGCTATCAGAAATTAATGATCTTCTTCTATCAGGTAAAGCTGAACTAAATGATCAAGGTGTAGCAACATTTGGTAAACTAGATGAAACAAAGAAAGATGCATTAGTAAAAAAATTAAAAGATTTAAATGTAGATAATCAAATCATCACAGACATATTAGGTAACCTATCTAGCATAAGAACTAAATGGTCAAACTTGTTTTCTAAATTAGGAAGATCATTAGGACAAAACGAAATACAAGAATTTAAAAAATTATTTGGTAACAAGTTTAAAAACTATCTTGGGTCTACGTACGATATATTTCAAAATCAAAGTATACTACCTTGGCTAAGATACACACCATCAAGACAAGCAATTGATGAAGCAAAAGAAGTTTTCATCGCTAGTGCAAGAGAAGCTGGTGAGGAGATGACTGACCTTCAAGCAGAACAAGCCGTATCTAGAGTATTAAAAACAGCTAGACTTCCTAAAGGTATTAGAATGGACAAACCTTCTGATGCTATATTTGAAGTGCCTAATTTTTTTGTAAACAGAACTACGTTAGACGAAGTGGTAACAAATAGAGGTTCTGCGTTAGTATCAGCAGGTGCTATTAAAGAAGGAGATAGACAAGTATTTGAAAGACTACTGGGTAAACAAACAAACCCAATGCAAACTATACTTGGTGGCACAGCTAAGTTATCCATGATTACAAGAAGAAATTTATTTTTTGATGAATTAATAAAAAAATCAGAAGAACTAAAAGCAGCAGGCAAGACTCCTATGTTTGCTAAAAATCAAGATGAAGCTCTTCAATTTTTTGGTGATGACTTTAAACAAATAAGAATTGATCAAGCTAAAACATTAAGTGTTGCAGCAAAAGGTGGAAGTGTAAATCCTCTTAACGAATTATATACAACACCTGGTATGGCTGACGCGTTAGAAGCAACATCTCTTTCTTTTGATAAAGCTGGTATGTTAGGTCAACTATATCAAAGTTTAGTTTTATATCCAAAAGGTCTATCACAAATAGCAAAAACAATTTTATCACCAGTAACACATGTTAGAAACTTTGTAAGTGCTGCTGCATTTGCAACAGCCAATGGTATTATACCTGACGGCACTGCTATTAAAAATGCATATCAAGCATTACAAACACCATTAAAAGGAACAAGACAACAAAATGAATTGTATGAAAAACTCTTAAAACTAGGTGTTGTAAACTCTAACGTAAGACTTGGAGATCTAACCAGATTGCTTGAAGATGTAAACTTTGGTGAAACAATGACGTCCGACAAAGGTCTAAGAATGTTGTTAAAACCATTATCAAAATTAAAATCTGTATCACAAGATCTATACACAGCAGAAGATGACTTCTGGAAAATAGCATCATGGGCCATGGAAAAATCTAGACTTGAAAAAAACTTTGAAAAAGTTGGTATAGTAAGAGGGCAATTCTTTAAAAGAAACGGACAAGAAGTAAGATTAACAGAAGAATTTTTAGAACAAGAAGCTGCAGACATAGTTAAAAACAATATACCTAACTATGATTATGTTCCTGAATTTATAAAAAGTTTAAGAAAACTACCTATTGGTAACTTTGTATCGTTCCCAGCAGAGATAGCTAGAACAGGTACAAATATTGTAAGACGTGCACTAAGAGAGATAAATGAAACAATCGAATTAGCTGATGGAACTGTAGTAAAACCTTTTCAAAACATAGGATACACTAGATTGTTTGGTTTTGGAACTACTGTAGCAGCTGTGCCGTATGCAACAGCTGAAGCTTTTGCAGCGATATACGATGTAACAAAAGAAGAAAGAGAAGCATTACGTAATTTTGTAGCTCCATGGTCTAGAAATTCTACTATTCTACCTATTAAAGATAAGAACGGTAATTTTAAATATGTAGATTTTAGTCATGCTAATGCTTACGATACCTTAACAAGACCAATACAAAACGTAATAAATGCTGTAGCCGATGGCAGAACAGATCAAGATGGAATCATGAACGACTTTCTTGTTGGTACGTTTAATGCAATGAAAGAGTTTGGTCAGCCATTTGTTTCAGAATCTATATGGTCAGAAGCAGTATTAGATATTGTATCTAGAGGTGGTAGAACCAGAGATGGTTTTCAAGTTTATAATGAACTAGATACAGACGGTGACAAAGCAAGTAAGATAATGAATCATTTAGTAAAAGCTCTTATGCCTTTTTCATATCAACAATTAAAAAGACTTGATCAATCAATTAAACCTGTAGATGTTTTAATGCGTGGAAAAAATGCAGAGTTTGACAAGTATGGAGAAACATTTGAGTTTGGTGATGAGTTTGCAGGACTGTTTGGTTTTAGAGCAGTAAACGTAAATCCTGAAAGAACTTTAAAATTTAAAATAGCTGACTATCAAAAAGGAACTAGAAATGCTAGATCGCTTTTTACTAGAGAAACTTTACGAGGTGGACCAATAGAACCAAGAGAAATTGTAGACGCATATTTAAATGCTAACAGAGCTTTGTTTCAAGTAAGAAAAGATATGTCAAATAATATAGACTTTGCACAAACTTTAGGATTAAACGAAGACAGAACTCTAAATGCATTGGGTGAAAGATTATCTAACAGAGATATAAATGCTTTATTAGAAGATCAGTTTAGACCTTTTGTTCCATCAAGAGAAGTAGAAAAAGCATTTGAAGAAAATGCTTTAAGACTTGGTGTACCTAATCCATATGAAAGAGCAGATGAAGTTATACAAAACTTAGCAGATCAAATGTCAAACATAAGTTTATTAAACGCAGAGTTTCCTGTGTTTGAAAATCCTTTACTACCTATTATGCAAGACTCACCTGCAACACCTACGTCAGTGTTTGGTACGGCAGCACCAAACATAAATATAGTTAATACAAATCAAGGTAATAGAAGTGTATTTAATAACTTGACAACAGAACAAAAAATAGATTTACTATTTAACAGGTAATAATATGGCTAAAAACGCATTACAAAAAATTGAAGAACATGAAAAGCTTTGCAGAATAATGCAAAAGCAGACACATGATAAAATACATAAGCTAGAGCACCAAATAAACAGGGTTGAAAGTATACTATTAGTATCAACTGGAGCCTTGATAACAGGAATGGCATACGTTATATTTACTTTAATTACAAAATAAAATGGATCTTTCACGTAACTTTACTCTTCAAGAGTTAATTAAATCAGACACTGCTATCAGGTTGGACATTAATAATAATCCAAACTCAGGTCAGATAGAAAAATTAAAAGCACTTTGTGAAAATATTTTACAGCCGGTACGTGACCACTTTGGCAGAGTCAAGGTGACTAGCGGATTCCGTAGCGAACAATTATGTTTAAAGATTGGTAGCTCTATAAATTCACAGCACGCCAAAGCCGAGGCCGCAGACTTCGAATGTATGGGCACAGACAATGCTGAACTAGCTGACTGGATCAACAAGAACCTAGACTATGACCAGCTTATACTTGAGTTCTACACTCCGGGTGAGCCAAACAGTGGGTGGATACATTGCAGCTATACTGCTGACCAACCAAGAAAACAATTCTTACACGCATATAAATCAGAAGGCAAAACAAAATACAAACCTGTAATTGGATCTGCTAGAGATTTAGTTTAAAAATACCAAAGCATACACATAACCAGACTAATCCATAGTCCCATTCTTATAACTACACCAGGTCTTAAATCCATTCTTTTAACTCCTCTCCCATTATTTGGGTTGCAATATTTACTTTCTTACGTAAAGCTTTGACTATTCTAGTATCAACAGTCTTTTCGCATATTATATCTATGTAAGTCATAGGTCTTGTTTGACCAATACGATCTATTCTAGCTTCTGATTGTTGTCTTTTCTCTAAGTCATAGCCGTTAGAATAATATATCATCGTGCTAGCAGCTGTAAGAGTAATACCATAACCACCAGTTTGTGTTGTACCTATAAAGAATCTAACTTTTGAGTCTGGATCTTGAAACTTAGCTATATTTTTTTGTCTATCTTCTTGTGGTGTAAGACCGTAATAATCTACAAAACTGTCTGGTCCATACTCTTTACTTATACAATCTATAATTCTATGCACATCTCTTTGAAAGTGGGCCCAGATAACAACCTTGCCCTCTATTTCATCTAACAAATTCATAAGTTCTGGCAATCTGTTTGTTGGTATTTCTTGTATGACACCATCGTCAGATGTAAAGTTACCACAAGTTATTTGTTGTAGTCTCATTAGTTGAGTCAATACTGTGGCTGTAGTCATCATCTTACCATTGAAATTAGCAAGAGCAAGCCTACTCATCTCTTTATATATTCTTAATTGATCTGGTGTAAGTGTAACAACACGTTTCATAAAAGTTTTCTTTGGTAGATCAAGACACTCATCTTTTAATACTCTGTAAGAAAACTCTTTTAATTTTTCTGATAACTCGTCTAGTCTTTGATAACCCACAACTATTTGTACTGATCGACCACCAAAGTTTGCTGTTTTCATAATGGCATACCTAGTTCTGAATGTATAGTAAGACTCATGGCCTAACAGACCGGGCATCAGGAATTCACATTGTTTGTATAAATCTAACGGTGATTTAGTTACGGGTGATCCTGTAAGGATTCTGTTGTACTTTGTAGCTAAACCCAGTTGACAAATATTTTTTGTACGTTTAGCTTCTGGATTTTTTATGGTAGTAGACTCATCAATTGCCATCATGGCTCTATGAGAAAATAAAAATTTTTGTGCAAAGTCATAACCTTTTTGAGTTGATAACGCTTCAACATTCATAATAAGTATGTGTAAATCTTCACCAGTTTCAAACAAACTATCTAAAGCTGCAGTTTGTTTTTTCGTAATTAATGGTTGCCACAAAACAGTTTTGTGATCTATGTGATCAACCATGTGTGTAGGTATCTCATTTTCATACCAGTTTTTTACTACACCTTTGGGCGCCACAATTAGAACACCATTGATCTTACCATTATCATAAAGCATAGATATGTTATCTATTAATACTTTTGATTTACCTGTACCCATCTCCATAAAATATGCAAAGTATGGTTTATCCCATGACATTTCTAACGCTTTAATTTGATGCGCGTAAGGCTTAGTCTTAAATTTATAGTTCATAATTTTTCTTCTTTCTGTATTGACATCCATATAAACATCTTTATATTGTTTGTCAATGAAAGAAAGAATAGTTTATTTAATACAAGACGTACCTGGTACAAAAGCTGGAACACCTAAAATAAATATTGTGGGTGCTACAGATTACGGAAAAGTTATTTCATTGTTACCAGAACTTTCACAAATAATTTTTTCACCAGGCCCATTAATTTTTAAGTTAAGAAAACTTTTAAAAGATTTTCAACCTGATGATTATTTGTTGTTAACAGGTGATCCTGCTATCATAGGTGTTGCATGCTCTATTGTTTCTGATATTACAAACGGTAAATACAATCTATTGAAATGGGATAAACAAGAAAGAAAATATTATCCTATTAAAATTAATTTATATGAGAAAGGAGAAATAGATGATTAACTTTGAAGAAGATCAACGACAAGATTTGGATCATGTTAAGGATGCAAAATCTTTGTCTGATCAAGTTGTTAAACTAAAACAATTAGAAGACGACTTAGAACAAAAAGAAAAAGAATTAAAAGAACTGAAGAGGCACATTGATTTAGTATCAGGAGAGGTCATACCTACCATGATGCAAGAGATGAATATCTCAACATTGAGATTGGCAGATGGATCTTCAGTTGAAGTAAAACCAGTTTATGGTGCTTCGATTTCGGCAGCGAATAAAGAAGCAGCTTACACATGGCTTCGAGATAACGGCCTGGGTGATCTTATTAAAAATGAGATTACAGTTTCCTTTGGTCGTAACGAAGATAACAAGGCGAGCGAATACGCAAACCTTGCGCAAGGTCAAGGGTACCAACCTGTCCAGAAATTAAAGGTTGAACCTATGACACTTAAAGCATTGGTCAGAGAGCGTCTAGAATCTGGACAAGAGATTCCCTCTGACCTTTTTAACGTGTTCTCAGGAAACAGAACTAAAGTAACAAGGAGCAAATAAACATGAACCAAGTAGCAGAGAAAAAGACTGCACCACTTCCAGCAAATATGTTTGAAGAAGATGCAGCAAAAGGTTTGGGTAAAATAGGTCAAGAAGATCTAGCCCTTCCTTTTTTAAAAATCCTAGGACAACTTTCACCAGAGGTTAACAAACGTGATGGTAAGTATGTCGAAGGTGCAGAGCCAGGAATGATTTACAATTCTGTCTCTGGAGATTTATACGATGGAGTAAAAGGCATAGATGTAATTCCATGTTTTTACAAACTCGAGTACATCGAATGGAAAGATAGAGGAGAAGGTGTAGGTGCACCAGTTGCAATTTATGATTCTTCTTCTGATATCATGTCCAAAACAAAACCAGATGCAAACTACAAAGATAGATTACCAAATGGTAATTACATCGAGAAGACTGCATCTCACTTTGTTATTATACAGGGAGATAGTCCATCAACAGCGTTGATCTCTATGAAATCTACTCAATTAAAAATTAGTAGAAAATGGAACTCAATGATGTCGGGGATAAAAATGAATGGTAAGAACGGGATGTTCACGCCAGCATCTTTCAGCCACATTTACAAACTAAAAACTACGCAAATGTCTAATGACAAAGGTACGTGGTTTGGTTGGGAAGTAAGTAAGGTTGGTCCAATAACTGACGGATCTTTGTACGATCAAGCTAAGTCGTTCAGCGAAAACATTTCTAAAGGAAGTGTTAAAGCTAAACACGGCGAAGATAAACCAAAGGATCAGGGCATTATATAATTCTCTAAGAGAATGAGTGCACAGTGTGGGCCAGGAGGGAGACTGAGTGGCCCGCACCCACGGTTATGGATAGATATATAGAATTTTTTACAGGATACAGGCATGCCTATGGTGTAGCAGATTTTAATCACCAGGATTCCTACATAGACTCTGAGACAGGTAAAAAGAAACCTGTGTACAGATGGAACTTTGAAGAACTTACAAACGAAATATATCAACAGCATTTAGAAGGTAAACTTTCAATTGGTATTCAACCATGTAATGAAAATGGTTTGGTTAGATTTGGAGTCATAGATATAGATCCAAAAGATTATGAAAATTTTAGTAAAAAAGATTACATCGATATTATACAACAATACAAACTACCATTACTACCTGTAGAATCTAAAAGCGGTGGTCTACATCTATTTTTATTTCTAGATAAGATGGTTGATGCATCTGTCATCAAATCATTTTTATCTAACTTATTATCTTTATTTAATTTAAAACCAGACTGTGAAATATTTCCAAAACAAACACAGCTAACAAAAGATAGTGAGACAGGTCAATTAAGACCAGGACAGTTTATAAATCTACCATACTTCGGAGAAGAACGTAAAGCTTTGAACGTTGATGGTACGACGTTTACGCTCGATCAATTTATGAAAGTGATCAGTGCAAACCTGGTTACAAAAGAAAGACTGAAAGAAATTACAGAGGGTATCGAAGAAAAAAGTATGGAGGGTGTTGACGAAGAGTTTGTTGATGGTCCACCTTGTCTAGCTGCAATATCTAAACTTGCAAAGAATCCAGACTTCGATGGTAAAGATAGATTTATGTACAACTATCACGTCATGGTTAAGATGAAGTATCAAGACAACTGGCAACAAAGAGTTATGAATGCACCAGTTAAATATTTTGCAGGCGTGCATGCAAACGCATGGGATCAAAAATTTTTAAATCAAAAAGTAAAATCATGGAATAGAAGTAGCAAAGGGTATACCTGTACACAGAGTCCTTTGAGTGAGCATTGTAAAAAAGGTATATGCGTCAAGAAAAGATTTGGTGTGTTAGCTGGATCAAAAGGATCATACCCTTCACTAACTAATCTAAAGAAAATAGATCTAGATCCAGAACCAGAGTATGAATTTGATGTAACAAAACCAGATGGCATCAAGACTGCAACGGTACACTGCAGATCTGTAGAGCATTTAAACGATCAACGTAAAAGAAGAAATGCTATTTCAAAAGCTGCAGGATTCTTTCCACCATTGATTAAAGGTGATGAAGAGCAAGCTGTCATGGACGCTTTGTATGCAACACAGAAAGTTGTGCATCCACCTATTGGTACATCACCAAAAGAAAAACTACATGATGTATTACATGCAAAAATAAATGGACCAAAGGCAACCAACGATGCAGCATTTAAAACTGGATCTGTTTTGATTGAAGGTGACTATGCATTCTTTAAGTTTGATAAATTTTTTGATAAACTTAAATCAAAGAATTGGAGACACAGTGAAGACAAGACAGGACGTATGATGCAGGTTATATATAAAGACTGCGAAATAGAATTCTTAGAACAAAAAAGATTTCCATCAAAAGAATCAGGTAAATACAATTCATCAACAAAAAATATTATACAGATAAATGTAAAAGAGTTTGAAGAAGTGCCAATACATCACTCTCAAATAAAACATAAAACGGAGATAATGTGATTAGTCGTAAACTATACGGGCCTCCGGGAACAGGGAAAACTACAAAGCTATTAAGTTATGTAAAAACATTTTTAAAACTTGGTACACCCATAGATAAGATAGGTTACTTTGCATTTACAACCAAGGCAGCAAACGAGGCTATTGATAGAATGCTAGACTATCACACGGCTTTTCAAAGAAAAGATCTAAAATATTTCAGGACTCTACACTCACTCGCTTTTACAAGACTCGGTCTTAAAAAATCTGAAGTTATGCAGGACGAACATTACGAAGACATTGGTAGGAAGATAGGTATAGAGGTTACGGTATACTCTGATGGCCAGGAGAACACGGGATTTGTAGACTCTGACAGTGAGTATTTTAATTTAATAAATGCTGCACGTATAAAAGAAATATCAATTGAAGATGAATACAATACAGACATGTACTCACAAGATTTAGATAGCAGATTATTACAAATACTTTCTGATGAATTAAATAATTACAAAGATGCTTTTAAATTAGTGGACTTTACTGACATGATTGAAAGATTTAATGTGTCTGAATTGTGTCCTAAATTTGACGTTGCATTTATTGATGAAGCTCAGGATTTATCACCAATACAGTGGAAAATGGTTGATATTATCAAGAAAAACAGCAAATATGTTATACTAGCAGGCGATGACGATCAAGCCATTTATGGTTGGGCAGGCGCAGATGTAAAAAAATTTCAGCAGGAAATTTCAAAGAAGGACATAATTTTGCCACAATCTTACAGGGTTCCCAAGACTGTTCAAAACGTGGCCGATAAAATTTTAGATCGTATACCTGATGACAGAAGAATAAAAAAATCTTGGAAAGCTAGAGATGAAGATGGTTATATAAATTATGTAACCAGCATTGAAGATGTCCCATTGTACGAAGGTAACTGGCTGATCCTGGCTAGATATAATGACAAGCTGTCAAAATTAAAACCAGTTCTAAAAGACATGGGTATTTATTTTCAATTTAAAAATAGAAAAAGTTACAAGACTACTTTGTTTAGAAACATTCTAAACTACATCAGATGGCAAAAAGGTGAGCTCTTGTCTTTATCAGAAGTAAGAGGTATTCTAGAATCTAGCCCACTACTTATCATGGATGAACCTACAGAAGAAAAAATGTATGATTTAGAAGAACTTGGTTTTGATAAGAAAGCACCCTGGTATGATGTGTTTACTTCTGATTATGAAGAGTGTTTATACATAAGAGAAATGTTAAGCAATGGAGAAGAATTAAGAAAGGATCCAAGAGTAAAACTATCTACAATACATTCTGCAAAAGGTGGAGAAGCAGATAACGTTTTATTAATTTTAGATAATACAAAAACAATACGAGAAGCATTAGAAAAAAGTCAAGACAAGTACGATGAAGAACAAAGAGTTTGGTATGTAGGTGTAACGAGAACAAAACAAAACCTATACATCATGACTGCAAAACAGGAGGACAAAGGTTATGACATCGAAAGTTTGGGATAAGCAGCACGGCGGGAGCCACTATCAAAATTTTAAAATTCAACCCAGTAAGTTTGTAGTAGAGAATGAGTTGTTATATCCTGAAGGTTGTGCTATAAAGTATATTCTTAGGCACAGGCTGAAGGGAAAGAAGGAAGATATATTGAAGGCAATACATTTTTTAGAAATGATAATCGAAAGGGATTATAGTGAAAATTCCTAAGTTTGAAGCACAGACAGAATGGGTAAAACCAACTGAGTTTCCAGACTTACGACAAGTTGATGAGATTGCAATTGACCTGGAGACAAAAGATCCTGATCTAATTAAAAAAGGATCTGGTTCTGTTATTGGCAATGGTGAAGTAATTGGTATTGCTGTTGCTACAAAACATTTCAAAGGATACTTTCCTATTGCACATGAAGGTGGTGGTAACATGGATAAGACAAGAGTTTTATCTTGGTTAAAAGATATACTCGAGTCTCCATCTACAAAAGTATTTCACAATGCAATGTATGATGTGTGTTGGCTACGTGCTATGGGTTTCAAAATAAATGGTGACATAGCTTGCACTATGATCGCTGCAGCTATAACAGATGAGAACAGATTTCGTTATGATCTCAATAGTTTGTCTTGGCATTACTTAGGTTATGGTAAGAACGAAGCAGCACTAGCAGAAGCTGCATCTGAGTGGGGTATAGATCCTAAATCAGAAATGTACAAATTACCTGCGATGCATGCTGGTGCATATGCAGAACGTGACGCTGAAGTTACACTTGGTCTTTGGCAAGAGATGAAAAAAGAAATTATAAGTCAAGATCTTGAAGACATATTTGATTTAGAGTCTGACTTGTTTCATTGTTTGGTTGACATGAGATTCAAAGGTGTACGTGTAGATATAGAACGTGCACATCAAATGAAACAAGAAATGAAGACAGCTGAACAAGAACTACTTCACAAAATAAAAGGTGAAACAAATATTGATACACAGATCTGGGCAGCAAGATCAATTGCAAATGTATTTGATATGTTACGATTAGAGTATCCACGTACAGAAAAAACACAAGCACCAAGTTTTACAAAAAATTTTTTACAAGAACACAAACATCCTGTTGTAAATATGATTGCACAGGCAAGAGAAATAAATAAAGCACACACAACTTTTATAGACTCTATTCTACGTTACGAACACAAAGGTAGAATACATGCTGAGATAAATCAGCTGAGATCACAAACCGGGGGCACGGTGACTGGTAGGTTCTCCTACCAGAATCCGAACTTACAACAGATTCCTGCAAGAAATAAAGATCTTGGTCCTAAAATTAGAAGTTTATTTATACCAGAAAAGGGCCATAAATGGGGGGTTTTTGACTATTCTCAACAAGAACCTAGACTCGTAGTACACTATGCATCTTTATATAAACTTCCATCAGTTTATGATGTTGTTGAATCTTACAGCAACGATTCAAGCGCAGACTTTCACCAGACTGTAGCAGACATGGCACAGATACCTAGATCACAAGCGAAGACAATTAATCTTGGTTTGTTTTATGGTATGGGTAAAGCTAAGCTACAAGCAGAGTTAGGTGTAACAAAAGAAAAAGCTGCAGATTTATTTAACACGTATCATTCACGTGTACCATTTGTAAAACAGTTGATGGAGAAAGCATCGAACAGAGCACAAGACCGGGGACAAATCCGTACATTGTTAGGACGACTATGCAGGTTTCATCTATGGGAACCTAATCAGTTTGGTATGCACAAAGCATTGCCGCATGAAGAAGCACTCAGGGAACATGGACCGGGGATCAGGAGAGCTTACACATACAAAGCATTAAATAAATTAATACAAGGATCAGCAGCTGACATGACAAAGAAAGCAATGTTAGAATTATACAAAGAAGGAATTGTGCCGCACATACAAATACATGATGAATTAGATTTATCAATTGAAGATGACGCACAGGCTAAAAAGGTAATTGAAATTATGGAGCAGGCTGTTAATCTAGAAGTTCCAAACAAAGTTGATTACGAGTTTGGAGAAAACTGGGGTGAAATAAATGGATAACTATGGCTTATTTAAATGCAAACATACCTGTCATAGAGTGTTATGTCAGAGGTAATTATTTAAGAGATCAAAAAGATTCTCACGATAAATATTTTGAAGTAGGAGTATTTGGTTTTAGTTCTATACCAAACAGAGTACCGTTGTTTCATTTCTTAATGGAAGATGGTGGTTTGTGGTGGCGAGCACCTATCTCAGCTTTCTGTACAAAACCAGGTGTAAAAGAATTACCTTTGGACGAGTTAGTTATGTGGGACAGCTTTAGCTATAATGTAAGTGTCACAACTTTTTATGAGTTAGCTGGTGCAACTATGCAATACACATCACGACGTAAAGTAAAACGTAAAGGTAAATACCTATTTACAATCGACTGGTGCGCAGGTGATTTCAACGAATTAAATTTTGGTTATGCAGAGAAACCAGACCAGCATAAATGCGGTCATGTTCTTCAATTAGAGGACGGAAACTTCGCAATACAGCCCAATAATAGGCTTAAAATGTTTGATGCATCTATGGGTGTAGACCCATCAAAAAACTTGATTAACAGACTTGTAACAAGTAAGATATACTCCGTAGAAAATTCAGCTAAATGGATAACGGATGAGCATGAAGAAGGAAGTTATGACTATCAGCTGAGGAACTTGGAGGAAAACGATGATAAGTAAATACAAAGATAAATTTATGGTCTGGCAGCTACATTACAGAACAGAGATAATCTGTTTCGTAGCAGGATTCATAGTAGGGGCAATCATAATATAATGATTAGAGCATTTATTAGAAAATGGATCGTAAGACCAATTAGAAACTTAAAAAGAAAAATCTGGAATTAGTTATGATAGAGGTAGCCAGGAATGAATTATTATTTCACGGGAGTTTTGATTGTATTATTCGTTCTCATGGCCTTCTTTCTGGAGCCAGGTTATATTCCTAGATGAGCAACAAACCACTCAAAATATCGGAACAAGCAGCGGTGCAGATGCCGATGAAGACGGTTGCCTCGTTGATCATGATGGTGGCGATTGGGACCTGGGCATACTTCGGTCTTCATGAAACTCTCAATCAGCACTCAACAAAAATAGAGTTGATGCAAAAAGATTTAGAGGCTAACTCAGAATTTAGAATCAAATACCCGCGTGGAGAACTTGGTCAGTCAAGTGGGGAGGCGGAGCTTTTCATGTTGGTGGAACATTTGAGCAGCGTCGTAGAGGATATAGATACAGAGATTAAAGGCATGAGAAACAATGCCGTTAACATCGACTTTTTAAAAAGCAGAACAGAAAAACTTACAGAAGACGTAGAGAAGTTAATTAGAAATGGGAGTGGACACTAATGGTTGAGATGGTTTTTGCCCTGTTACTTTTACAGGATCATAAAATTATAGAGCATCGTTATCACGAGAGTCTAAGTTCTTGTATGAAAGCCAGACGTTATGCGATGAAGGACAGAAGTCCTGGTGAGAGAGTCACATTCAAATGCATTCAATCTAAAGCAAACGTAGAAGTATACATGGGGGAGAAAAAAATTCTTTCATTAATCTTAGAATAATGAAGAAAGCAAATAAGAAACGCAACCCTGTGGCTAGACAACTTAGACATTTCAAACAAAAAGTGATAAAGAATAAAAGAATATATGACAGGAAAAGGTTTTCTAAAATTTAAAGCAGAAATTGTTACAGGTAAATGTCCTACCTGTGATGAACACACTTTATTAGTGGGACTTACAAAAGAATTCTATAGATGTATGACGTGTGGTGCAGACTTAGAGCAACACGTAAATGGTAAGATAAGTTATATACCAACAATGCATCCCAACACATTGAAATCAGACTTAGACAGATACTTTAACGATGGCGAGAGTTAAGTTTACACACTTCGTACCTCGAGATAAACCTCCCAAACGTCCTCGACGTCATAAGAAAAAACTCAACAAAAACGAGAAAAGATCACATAAAAAATATAATCGTCAGGGCAGAAAACAATAGCTTGACATTATTTTCTGGGATATTATATTATCCTTATGAAAGAAAAAATAATAACAATAAAACCAAAAGGCATAACTCAAAAACAATGGATTAATTTTCTATTGGAGTTAAACCTAATGAAGAAAGCCTGGAAACCATATGGTGTAGATGTCGAGATTAAGGCACCGGGGATCAGGAAAACTATATTATGGGGGACTAAAATTGGTGGACAAATATCAGAACAAGATAGATGATGTCGCTAACCTTTGGGAAAAAACTAAAGATCCTAAATATAAAGATCTTTGGTACAAATACATAAAGGAGTGGTGTAATGGACCTCATTATATTAACAGACGGGATGTATCATCTAGTCGAAGTGACAAAAGAAATGATGACTGACATGATGTTGTTTAACAAAGATCAAATTAATTTTTTTGATTTGTGTGACATTATTAGGTTAAAGCTTACAACGTATCAGGACTATCCTATCAACGCTCATGTAATGAATGATGGTAGTGGTGACTTTTACGGTTGTATAATGAATTAGTGGCCCATTGGTCTTGGATGCGATGCACGGCATGTGCTAGGAATAATCTCGGGTGAGACCTACCGAGAGCCACAAAGAAACTGAAAAGGACCTCCGTCCATACAACGCCTCGCGCTAGTCCCTGTACGGCAACCTAAGAAGCAGCAATTACTGTGGAGGTGTGGAGCCTTTGCTCTCCTGGGAGTACGTGCACGGAAACCAGGGGGGTTGAAATGGATTATGTTTCTGTAACTGGTTGACAATAAAATTTAATGTGAGCGTAGGATTCATTGACCGTGTCAGGTCCAAGCTGAGTTAATTTGTTAGATGCTTCACCATAACCAAACTGTAAACACTCATACATAGTATCGAATCTTTCAGGCCATTCATATGGAGGAATACATTGTCCTGATATTCCAGAACACATTATTAACATTAAAATAAATTTCATTGACACCTATTGTATATTGTGAGATAAATCCCATATGATAAATCTGAGAAAGGAGTATATCACATGACCGACATAACAAAATATAAAAATGTATCCCTGAGTCATAAAACATATGATCTCATTGATAAGATAAGAAAAGTCATACAACCAGACACAGTGCTAAGTAGATCACAAACTATAAGTATATTAGTGAATGAGAAAGCGAGGAAACTGAATGGAAAAGTCAGAAAAAAAGACTAAGAAGATCTGCGAAGTATGTAAAGGCAATGGGTTTATTAGAATTCCTTACGAACAAGTAAGAGAAGAACAATGGGCCGATTGTGATTTTTGTAATAACCAAGGGGAGGTAGACGTTGCAGAAACAAAACACTAGAGGACCTAACGACTTGGAATATCAAATCGAGTACCTTACAAATCAAAATGAGTATTTAAAAAATTCAAATAAAAAACTCATTGAGAAGAACAAGGTACTTGAGGAAGAGTTTGAAAGATTGTTAGAAGAAAATAATAATTTTAGACTTGTAAGAAACCAAGGTAAAGTATTGTGATATCGGAATCAGATATAAGTTATATAGCCGGGTTATTTGATGGTGAGGGCTGTATAACTTACAAACAATACATGCGTAAACGTAAACACCAGAAGAAAGCTTACCCTACCTGGAGTATCAGAATGGAGATGGCAATGACAGATGAGTCTGTTCTACGTTGGGTCCATGAAGTATTGCAGGTTGGTACAGTTGGAGAAAAAAGATACAAGACACCATACACTGTGGGTTGGAAAAAACAATGGCGTTGGAGATGTCAGTTTAGAGATGCATACTTTGTAGCTAGATTGTTGTGGCCATACACCCATGTAAAAATGGAAGGTATACAAAAGATCATTGATCACTATGGCGGCCAAGTAATGAATGGCAACGTTGTCGATTTAGAAAAATATAAACAATACATGAGTCTGGAGGTTTAATGACGTGGACAAGTGATGCTTTATTTGTTGTTCCATTTTGGAAAACTAGAGTAAATAATTTTACAGTTAAGAAGAAAAACATAGAAAAACTATTGCGTACGTATCGTGAAAAACCTACGCAATTACAAACCTTTGCATCGAATCGTGGTTCTAATTTTGTAGAACCTTTTCGAGAAATATTTCAAGAAGAGTTGAATGGTTTTGCAACTATGATTAAGAAACATTGTGAGATAACAGATGTATGGTCAGCAAGTTATAAGACAGGTGACTATCATCCGTATCATAATCATAACAACAAAGGACTGTCAGGAATTGTATACTTGACTTTAAAAGATAAGATGCCTCATACTGTTTTTGTAAATGCTAATCCTGATTGGGTTACAGGACATACACAGTATCATGACATGGCAGTGAATGAAGGTGATATGGTTATTGTACCTAGTCACGTCGGACATTTTACGCCTCATAATTTATCTAAACAAGTTAAGAAGATTGTAGCTTTTGATCTAAACGTAATAGCAGATACACAATGATCTGGAATAAAAAATTTACGTATCCACCATCGACTCGATCTTTGGTGAACGGTAAAAGACATTACGATATTATAGGTGAGAAATTACCTAGTGTTACTACTATATTGTCAGCAACGCAGTCGGAAGAGAAGCGTAAGAGTCTCGCTAATTGGCAGGCTCGAATGGGTAGACAGACTGCTGATCGGATCAGAGATATATCCGCGATGCGAGGCACCTCGATGCATACCTATTTAGAGGGCTATATAAAGGACGAGAGACACCTAGATCTTACCGCCTTGGGCCAGGAGGCAGGAAAAATGGCTGATGTGGTTATTCGATCAGGGCTCGGGGACCTGGGAGAGGTCTGGGGTACGGAAGTTACACTGTACTACCCTGGGTTGTACGCCGGACAAACAGATGTGGTTGGTGTTTATGCTGGTAAACCTGCGATCATTGACTTCAAACAAACTAATAAACCTAAACAGCGTGAGTGGATTGATGACTACTTCACCCAGTTAGCAGCTTATGCTATGGCCCATAACTGTGTCTATGATACAGAGATACAGTCTGGAATCATTCTAATGTGTAGTAAAGATGGATTCTTTCAGAAGTTTGAAGTGTCTGACAAAGAATTTCAGGGCTATATGCACACCTTCTTGAAGAAGGTGGACCAATATTATGCAAATTGTACCAAGACTCCAAACGACGAAGGTACAAAAAATGATTAAAAAGTATAGGAAATTCCAGTATAATTTGACCATGAGGGGTATTGTATACACTTTTCTGTATAAAAATAAAAAAAATTTTTTTATTTTTTTTAAACCTTGGTACAATTGGTACAATTTAAAAAAGATAGTAATACCAACACTTATTCGTTCATTTTTGTACCAAAAGGGGTTGGTACAATCAGGTACAATTGGTACAATTGCTAAAAACCTAGTAATACCAACGATACAAGGGACGCGCGCATATGATTCTATAAATAAATTTATAAATTATAAAACCTGGAGTATACATAGCCATGCGCAGAAATAAGAAATCCAAATTTAAACACGTCGTGATCGGTTCGAAGAAGTATTTCTTTTATAGACTCGAGTGGGTCGATATAACTGGGGATGCGGGGCATGCATCAGTCGAAGAATTTGATAAATTCGAATGCAGCAAAATGATAACACATGCATACATATATAAAAAGACTTCCAAATTCGTTTGGACATTTGCATCATATGAAGATAAAGACGTTTCATTTTCTGACCGTAATGTTTTTCCTGTGGGTTGTATTGTTAAAATGGAGAAGATTCCGATTTAGTCTTTAATTAATTTAGACGTTATTTTTCTAGCTTTTACTATATCCTCGTATCTATTTATATTCTTTTTAGCATCATCTGCTGACACCTTTTTGTGAAGTATAGCTTTTTGTTCTATGTAGTAGCCCTGGAGTCTACCTCTTAATTCCTCTGCTCTGATTGCACTAGAAAATTGTTTGTTGTCTTTGGCTAGATCCCGTAGTTCACCCATCTTACTGACGTGTCCGTCGTAATTGATTGAGTATTTTTCTTTTAACTCTCGTTCGAGTTCATGTTTAAATGCTACAACAAGTGGATATTTATCTACGTTACAGAGTCTACTTCCATAATATACAGGGTCTTTGTATCCTGCTAGCTTAGCAGCTTCTGATTTACTACAAGGATTCCCTGTTTCTGGGTTTCCAAATACAAGATAATAACAAAACTTTTCTTGTTGATTCGTTAAAGCTTTTGGTCTGGCCATAATAGTTGCAATATATCCTACATGGTTTATATATCAAGCTAGAAATATGATAGACGGAAAGACATTCAGATCAGGTTTAGATAAGTTTTTTCAATCTCCAGTGTGTCAAGCTGCTAGAGTTCAAATAGAATTACCTAACGGAGAATTTTATGACATTACTGGTGGGAAACTTCTTGAAAATAAAATAATTGGTAGTAAAGAAACCCATCGATTAGTTTTAACTTGCAAAAAACCTACAGAAAAAATGGGCATGCCCATTAAAATTTTGTAATTCCTTTGGATTGAATTATGGGTCAGAATAAAGTTATTTCTGAACGTAGTTTATGGAGGAAATTAAAAATTGAAACACCTAAAATTTCGTGGATTAGGATTGAAAACTGGGCCTTACTTGGCACTCCTGATCTATTGGGTTATTCTCCTCACGGCCACTTTTTCACACTGGAATTAAAATCAGTTAAATCCCTAAAAGTCCAAATATCTGCACATCAGATATCGTTTCACGTGAAACATCCTAACAATACCTTTATCCTTGTTGCTTGTGCCCCGGATAAGGGGAAGGTCCGCTTGTACCCTGGTTCACAGGTCCTTGAGCTTGTGACTTCTGGCTTGAGGCTTGAGCCTTTGGCTCAGGGTTGGGAGCTTGTTCGCTTGAAGCTTGAGAGCTTGGGAGCTTGCGACCCTGCTTCCTGAGTTCAGCGTAATATTTCGGATGATACCAAACCATTCTAGTGTTTACCATATGCAACGTCTGGCGTCGACCGGTCCCAACATGCCCGGCAGTCTTTGCATTCGTTCGACTGAGTCGGGGCTGGACACGTACGAGCTTCAGGGCTCGTAACTACTGAAGAGGTCCAGGGCCACGCCTTGGGCGCTGGTCCATCAACCTTAGATCCTGACAGCCTGATAATTAAATTATCTGGAACTGTTGCCGGATCCGCTGGCAGGTATTGCCGCTCTTGTGTTGGCAGCCAGTGCCTGGTCTCCGGCGTGAGCTTACACACTTCAAAAATATTTTGTAAATGCTTCTGGCTCTGGATGTCCCCGCTGTCGTGCCATCTGAACCAGGGCTGGCCCTTGATCAGTGTTACCATCGCGGTGACCCATTGCGGGTCCTCCAGTGCTTGCAGCCTTCGCTCCAGCGCGGCCCTTACATTGCTAAACCTGTAGCGGCCTTTCATTGCATAACAACCGAAGCACGGCGTGCCCTCAATCTTCCTGAGCTTTGCGCCAGTCTGGCAATGCCAGGCCGGCAGGTTATAAGCTGGTCCTGGCATCTTCGACGGCTTCGACAGCCCGCCAGTTATTTTTCTTGCTTCTTTTTTTAACATAAATTTTTTTCCTTTCTGGCTCCCAGATTATCCTATGCTTGAGAGCTTGTCAAGCTTGCCGCCCACTACTGGTTGGCGGGATTCTGCAAGCTTGAGAGCTTGCGCCCCAGCTGCACGCGCCACCCGGCCGCCGCCAGGCTTGAGCTAATGAGCTGGAACAACCCCAGGCCGCGGCCTGAGTATCCGGGGCCTGCAGGCCCCAGAATTTTTTAATCCAATAAAACCATGTAAGCTTTGGCATTATTTTTCATGAACCAGTCCAGGAGCTTTCGCATCTCCTGCCAGTGTTTGCTGGCCCCGGTCCCAAGCTTTTGATCCTCGAGCGTGGCCAGAGCTTCATGATAAAAAATCTTATCATGTTTATCAGCCTCCTCAGCTGTGAGCTCAACGCTTTCACCATTGAACCTGTTCCGTCTGGTATAGTCTTTATTATCTGTCATGTTGTCCTCCAGTCAGCAGGTATATCCTATAATATCCCAGAGCTCAAGAAAAAAATTTAACTTATCCACAAATAATTTTCTTGACAGCTTGCGGGCTTCAGGATACTGGGCGGGCCCACCCTGCTTGAGATCTAATAGATTATGGGCGGGCCCACCCAAAAAAAAGAAAAAATTTTTCCTAGTTTAGAATAATTCTAAACTAGGAAAATCATCAAGGACAGATGAAACTATAGATTTGGTTGAGTTTGATTTCTGAATTCTTCTTCAGTAATTTCAATATCTCTACCATTAACCATATTATGCCAATAATACATTGAAGTATAATTTCCATTCTCATACCTATAACTTCTTCTTTTATTCCACGCATTTTCTTCTGTTAAAGTTATTGGCTCAATAATCCGACCACTTACTTGGTCTATGGCTCTATTCATAAAGTGATCTGCCCAATCATTATAACAATTCAATGAGCAAAAATTTCCACCACCATAGTAGAAATCTGATCTTCTTCTAGTTTGATTAACTCGGTTTCCTTTGGAACCTCGTTTCCTGTCCTTTGTGTCGTAAGTATGGCACTTATGACTTTGGCAATATTTTAACGCCATTTTCTGTCCTTTCTGATTGGGTTGAGTATTCCACTCTGGAACTACCTCTCAACCCAATACTTTCATGTTGTGTTAAGTTTTTATAAATAACAGTTTTTAATATAATATCCCATTGACAAAAGTCAAGAATAGTTTAAAAGAAATTTTAAAATAAATAAACAATTAACAAAGAAAGAGGACACATGGCTAGAATAAGACTTAACCAAGAGTACCGAAACAAGATCGCAAATAGAATAAGAGTACATTTGCAACAAGAAGATACAGAAGAAAAAAGAAAGTATGACAGTTTGAAAGCAGATCAAATTGACATAAATGATAATGCTTGGAAAATGGCAGAACAAATTGTTCGTAGGCATTATACAGATGAAGATGTTGAAAAAGCATATTATCTTCAAAACAAGTTTGAAAATGTTTCGACTATTGCAAAAGATAGTTGTTTTCATTTTCATTATCTTGGAACAAAAGAAAAAACTGACTACAATGGGAACACTACCATTGAAGAAAATGTACCAATAGAAAAACATTTTGACTTTCGTTTAAATGGCTCTTTTGATACTGATAGCAATTACTCTAATGAAAGAGATTTGTCTTATGGTTTCGCTTTGTTTCGAGATGAAATCAATTCGCAAGATGATTGTAATGCTGACATCTTAATCGAACAAGCTGACAAAGATGACAACCCTCACAAAAGAAAGTTTGTCGAGAACAATGAAAAATATTTGGGATTGAGTGGTGGAAGAAATAATGAAACCAAATATGGTCGTGAGTGGAATGAAAAATATCAACTCGATTTAATTGGTCGTGAGTATTGTAGAGATAGATCAATAGCTTGTGAAAAATCTGAATTTGACTTTTTGATTACTTGGAAAAAAGCAAAAGCAAATTTTGTCATGGCTCACGAAAAATGGATTGAGAGCATTTTAAAACAAATGAAAGAAATTAAAGTTGGTTTAAAAGGCTACAAATATTTAGATGAGGCTATCGAATTATGTACTGAACTTGGATTGGATATTAAAGACCATGAAATAATCAGAACTAACTCAACAGGCTTAACTATTTACAATCCTAAAAATCTTGCAGATAGAATAAAAGGCATGAAAAATAAGAGGGAAAAAACAAGAGCCGAGAAGATAGCAGAAAGAGTTGCATATATGCAACAATCTGAAAAAAATGTGGATAACTTAAATTAAGTTGTTGCAATCTATATGGGATTAATATAACTTAATCCCATATACAAAAAGTATATAGAAAGAGAAAAAACAATGATAAATAATAAACCTTTTACTATCACTTATTATTCTGCAAGTGATAAAAAGCATATAACAAGAAATGCTTTATGGACAGACCAATGCAAATATTGGGTGTCAAAAAGTGGCAGATTACTAATGACTTATTTTGACGTAGATCAAGATGGATATAGAACTGCGTCAGATAGTTGGAAAGTGAGGCTATAATGGATAAGAAAGAATATAAATATCTAGTTATAGAACAACATAAGTTTTCAACATTCAACGATAGTTGGACAGTTAAATTTGCAGATGTTGATGAGAATGAGGCATTTACAAAGTTGGTTGCGTTGAGAACTTTAAACGAGGACAAAGACAAAATTTATTACATTGTTAATATGGATTATCTTTGGACAAAAGATAATAATCAGGAAACTGATAAGGATAAGCCTTTAGTATTAACTGATGAAATAGATGAGGACAAACAACAAGAGTTGTTTTAATCTTTCCACTCGGTGGGGGTGAGGCTAATCCCCACCAAGTGTACATGGGAAATCCTACACTATCCCATGCAAAAACTGCATAACTACTACCATGCAAAACTTGCATAGTGTATCTCGATAGAGGTACCACAACATATTGATTTTTTTGCTTGAAAACTTGGGCGGGCCCACCCTAAAACCAAACAAGGGGTCCCAAGTCTAGTATATATTGTAAGATTTAGACGATTAAGGTATACTTTTGAAACCACGTTTATAAATATGAGTTCTGAAAAAAATATTATAAAAATTTCTGAAGACGACTTAAAGAAACATTTAACGGAGGAAGAGTTTGCTGATTATCTAGAAAGTCAAGAAGCTATCAAACTAGAAGAAGTAACTCCTGAAATTAAAAATGATTTTTTAAGTTTTGTAAAATTTGTGTGGCCTGAATTTATTGAAGGCTCTCATCACAAAAAAATTAATAAAAAATTTAATGACCTCGCACAGGGGAAAATTAAACGTCTGATCATAAACATGCCGCCAAGACACACAAAGTCGGAGTTTGCCTCATACTTACTCCCGGCATGGATGATCGGTAAAAATCCAAAATTAAAAATAATCCAAGCAACACACACAGCAGATCTTGCTGTAGACTTTGGACGTAAAACTAAAAACCTAGTTGATGATGGAAACTATCAACAAGTCTTTGATACAAGACTCATGGAAGATTCTCAGGCTGCTGGTAAATGGAAAACTGAACAAGGTGGTGAATACTTTGCAGCCGGTGTTGGTGGAGCAATCACAGGTCGTGGTGCCGATCTCCTGATCATTGACGATCCACACAAAGAACAAGATATTAAAAAAGATAGTAAGTCTTTTGACAAAGCATGGAACTGGTACACGTCAGGACCTAGACAGCGTTTGCAGCCAGGAGGTCGTATTGTAGTTGTAATGACTCGTTGGTCTACAAAAGATATTACCGGACAATTACTCAAGGCTCAGGGAGAAGAGAACTCTGACCAATGGGAAGTTGTAGAACTACCGGCAATACTTCCAAATGGAAATCCTGTTTGGCCAGAATACTGGAGCGTAAACGAATTAGAAAAAACTAAAGCATCTATACCTGTATCAAATTGGAATGCTCAATACATGCAGCAGCCCACAGCAGAAGAAGGAGCTATCATCAAAAGAGACTGGTGGAGAAACTGGGAACACGAATATCCACCACCAATAAAATTTAAAATACAGTCTTACGACACAGCCTTTTTGAAAAAAGAAACGGCTGACTTTAGTGCAATTACAACGTGGGGAGTCTTTGTAGATGATGACATGGGACACAATATAATATTATTAGACGCTTTTAAGGATAGGTATGAATTTCCTGAACTTAGGAGAATGGCCCATCAAGAGTATCTATATTGGCGTCCTGACATAGTCTTGATTGAGTCTAAAGCTTCAGGAACACCATTAACTCACGAATTGAGAAAAATGGGAATCCCAGTTGGGAACTTTACACCGAGCAAAGGAAATGATAAACACGCTAGAGTAAACTCAGTTTCGCCTTTCTTTGAGGCCGGTAAAGTCTGGGCTCCTATGCACGAGCATTTTGCCCAGGAGGTTATAGAGGAATGTGCTGCGTTTCCGCATGGTGATCACGATGACTACGTTGACTCCATGACTCAAGCGCTAATGAGATTTAGACAAGGTGGATTAATAGTTCATCCTGAAGATGAAAAATATGAACCTGTGGAGAGAAGGAATATAGAATATTATGGCGAGTAAAATTTTAATAGATAGGGCAATTAAACTCTACCAAAATTTAGGTGGCAGTTTAAACAAAATCCTTGGTACCCGGTCCAATGTTAATTTTTTAGGTAAAACTACAGAACCATCAATTGACATGGATATAAACATCGAAGCTTTCGGTGCTATTCCACAATCAAGAGTCGTTGATGAGTTTGAAAGTGCAATGGGTTATTTAACTTCGAATAAGTTAAACGATATACAAGCTACCAAACTAATTAATAATTTAGAAAAAGCAAACGAGTTTTATTTTCCACCTGCAGCTCCAGCAAACATCACGGACATGGGAACAGGGACCAGGGGCCTAACAGCTGAAGGTTTAGAATCTTTAAGAGCTATGGCAGATGATCTGCCACCACCAGGTTCACGTGGAGGAGCAGACGATATAGCGGCACCAGTTGGATCAGCAGAAGAGACAATTAGAAATTTAGCAAAGTCAGAAGGTGTTGATGCAGCAGAAACTATTTTACCAACAGGTGCAGGTTTAGAAGCAATTAAAAATGTTAAGAATATAGATTTAATTAGTGAGGACTTAATCAAAAAAGTTTATGACACAGCAGGTGTTGCAGTAAATGCAAAACCGGTAGCGCGTGGTAACGCTAGAGATTTTTTAAATACAATTAAAGATATGGAAGATCCAACAAATCCAGGTGGCCCAACACTATCATCAATTATGGAGACAGATGATTTTAAATTTATGACTGAAGGTGGTGGTGGAATTATGGGTGATCCATTATTACTAGTACAAAAATATTTTGGCCCAAGAGTTTCATCTGTTGTTGCAAATTTAAATGGTCGAGAAGAAATAGAACTGTTTGCAAAACAATTAGTTAAAGTTAAAGATGTAAAAGGTAACACAATAACTAGTAGGTTCTTTGATCCTGATTCAGTTGATCCATCTGATTTTGAATTTGCAGATGGTGGTCGTGTAGGTCTTAGAAGTGGTAAACTTGTTGGTAAAGCTTTAGGGTTATTTAAAAAACAACAAGCTCTAGAAAAAGGTGTAAGCAGAGGGTATGCAGACATGCGTAAGTACGGTATCGAAGGAGAAGATATCACAAACATGTTTAAAGAAATTTCTCTGGACCCAACTTTAGCAGGTAAAGAAAAAACAGAATATTTTAAAGTATTGAATCAAGCACTAAAAAATCCCGAACAGTTTCCAGACACAATCAAAGAAATACAAATGAAGTTAGGTATAGATGTAGGACTTGGATTTAAAAGCGGCGGCCTAGCTAAGATCCTGGAGGTGTAATGGAAAAGCTTCAAGCGTGGATTAAAAATAATACTTTTACAGTTCAAGGTCAAAAATATTTTGATAATGCTGAATTTATAAAAGAAGTACAAAAAGTAGAAAAAATAAAATCAGAACAAGCAGCGATAAAAAGAGCAAGTTATTTATTACTAAATGTTTTAGATATCAAAAATGTTAAGCCGTTAAAAAAAGGAAGAGGAAGTAGAGTAAAACAAATTGGAGAAGCTTTTGATAATAATAAATCTTTTAAAGATGCTTATATTAAAAAACATGGCAGTACAAAAATTGCAGATCTAACAAACGATCAATTAAATACAGAAATTGGACGAATAGCAAAAATAACAAAAGACGCAGGTTTAATTCCTGAAAATGCAATTACTTTAAAAGAATTTGCAAAACGATCAGGTTTAGGTGAAGCCAATATTAAATCTTTAAGAGGAGTACAAAAAGATTCTGGTAGAGGAAAAGAGTTTAATAAATTATTTAAATTTACAGTAATACCAAATCAAGCAACTTATATAAGCAGCACAGGACTTAATGATAAAATTAAACAGTACAAAGATTTTACAGACCAAGATTTTGCTGCAGAGGATACCATAAAACGAGTAAATAAATTTAAAAAATCAAAAGTTATTCAAAATTATCTTGATGGTAGAAATCCGTTATTATGGACTAAAAAAGGTAGGGCAGATGCCATAAAGGTTTTAGGAGGCGCAACTCCTTATCAAGCGTCTTATGCAATGTCCATATTAGCAAGAGCATATGATGGTGATAAGATTAGAGGAGTTGATGTCAAACCTGACAAAGATAAAGCAAGATTTATATTTAAAAGTTTAACAGACCTTAAAGAAAGAGATCCTTGGTCTGCACCTGTTTATGAGCAAGGACTAAGACAGGTTGATAAAGAATTAAAAGGTGTTGGAAGTTTTAGAACTTTTAAAACGACATACACCGAGGAGATGAATAAAATATTTGATGAGATGGGTATTGATAAAAAATATCGTACATCAATTAATGAGATTATACCTGTCAAAGGAGCCTACAGAAATAACATAGCACCTTTTGCTGCATTTGTAGATTTAACAAGATCAGATTTAAATAGATATATTGCAGGACAACAATCTGATTTATCAAAAGCAATATCTTATTTGGATAAATACAAAGATGATACAGCTAAGTTTCAAAGAAAAATAAGATTATTTAACGAACAAACAAACCCAAAAAGATTAGCAGGTATAGCAAAAAAATTTGGGCAAGAAGCTGCTGACCAAGTTAGACTTGCTTCTTTAGTTGAAGGCACAGATGTTGAAAGTGTTTATGATCCTGCAGACTTAGATAGATATGCTAAGAAAGGCTTAGACATAAGAAAGTTTGCAAAAGACAAAGGATATTTTGTAGATGTTAAAGGAGCTAGACCATTTTTTGAAGTTACAAAAGATGATTTAAGAAAAGCTGTTTCAGGTTTAGGTAAAAAAGATCAGTTAAAATATTGTAGTTTACTTTCTCGTGGTGGACTCCCTGGAGATTGTGCAGCTGCAATAGACAACGATCCTGTTAAGGCAGCACAAATTTTTGAAAAAGCGCCTGCAACAAATTCAGCCATGCAAAAAGTAAAAACTTTTGCAACAAATTTTTTAAAGAGTCCTGCTCTTAGAAGCTTTGGAAAATTTGGTGCATTAGGAGCTGGAATAGGAATTGTAAAACAATACATGAATGATGACGCTTCAACTTATTTATCTGACGAAGGTCAACAAAAAAATATGTTAAAGTCCATGTTGCTCGATCCAATATCCCCAGAAGATATATTCGAAGAATCAAAAACAAGACCAGCAATATTAGATTATCAGCTTCCAGTGTTAGCTGCTGAGGCAGCTGCAGGTACGGCAGCCGTAGCTCCATCAACAATTAAAGCGGCGAGATCAACAGCGTTAGGTTCACCACAATCTGGAATTACAAAAACTGGATTAAAAACTTTAGGAAGAGGTTTAGCTACTCTAGGCACACCAGCAGGATTATTACCGATTGAAGCGATGAATATAGGATCACAAATAGCTGAAGGAGAGTCAGTTGCAGATATAGCAAGTAATCCATTAAATTATTTAGGTGCTGCATTTGTTGGACCTGTTTCTGATTTTGCTACAAAAGGTTTAAGTCCTAGAATGGCTAAGTTTATGAGACTAGGTATAAGTCCTGGTGCACTAAGAGCAGTATCTAGTAGATTTGGTTTACCAGGTTTAGCAATATCCGGGGGACTATCCTTGTATGATTATTTAAGCAAGAAAGATGATTAAACGACTAACTAGAACTATACCACCATTACGTGGACCTAATCCACAGGGGTTGAATGTTCCTTTAAAACAGCCTATAGTGGTCCAGAACTCGGAGAAAAATAATGTCAGAAATAGACAAGTCTCTACCGAACGTAGAGCAAGAAATAAAATTACCTAGCGAAGAAGAGATTGTAGAAGCATCTCAGGAAAACGTAGAAGAACAAGTTGGACCAGATGATGTTCAAGTTACGACTGAAGAAGATGGAAGCGCTACAATTACATTTGATCCTGAAGCTATTAACCAACCAGGAACAAACGAACACTTTGACAATCTAGCAGATTTATTACCTGAAGATGTTTTAGGTAGATTATCTTCTGAACTTTATGAAGATTACATGATGTATAAATCTTCAAGAAAAGATTGGGAAGACAGTTATACAAAAGGTTTAGATCTTTTAGGATTTAAATACGAAAACAGAACACAACCGTTTCAAAATGCCAGTGGTGCAACTCACCCTGTTTTAGCAGAAGCGGTAACACAGTTTCAAGCACAAGCTTACAAAGAATTACTACCGGCGAATGGTCCTGTTCACACACAGACCATGGGGAAACCTACACCACAAAAAGACGATCAGTCGGTTAGAGTAAAAGATTTCATGAACTATCAGCTCATGAATGTGATGAAAGAGTATGAACCCGAGTTCGATCAGATGCTTTTTTATCTCCCTCTTAGTGGCTCTGCTTTTAAGAAAGTTTATTACGATGAACTTCTTGGCAGAGCCGTTTCCAAATTTGTACAATCAGATGATTTGGTTGTACCGTACACGGCTACATCTATTGAAGATGCAACTGCAGTTGTGCACGTTTTAAAAATGTCGGAAAATGATCTAAGAAAAAAACAAGTATCTGGTTTTTATAGAGACGTAGAAATAAATCCAGGTTACTCACAAGAAACAGAAGTAGAGAAAAAAGAAAGAGAATTAGAAGGTGTTAAGAGAACAAGAGACGAAGATGTATTTACAATTTTAGAAATACACACTGCACTTGATCTTGAAGGTTTTGAAGATAAAGATGCAGAACAAAATCCAACGGGAATAAAACTTCCGTACATAGTAACGATCGATGCTGGTAGCAAAGAGGTTTTAGCTATTAGAAGAAACTATCAACCAGACGATCCACAAAAAAATAAAATAGAATATTTCGTTCACTTTAAATTTTTACCTGGAATGGGTTTTTATGGTTTTGGTTTAATCCACATGATTGGTGGTTTATCTAGAACTGCAACGAACGCATTAAGACAATTAATAGATGCAGGAACATTTTCAAATATGCCTGCAGGATTTAAACAACGAGGAATTCGTGTAAGAGACGAAGCAAATTCAATTCAACCCGGAGAGTTTAGAGACGTAGATACACCTGGTGGAAACATCAGAGATGCATTTATGCCTTTACCTTTTAAAGAACCATCACAAACATTATTACAGCTTATGGGAATTGTGGTTCAGGGTGCACAGAGATTTGCCGCCATAGCTGACATGCAGGTCGGTGACGGCAACCAACAAGCAGCTGTTGGAACGACCATAGCTCTCTTAGAACGTGGTTCCAGAGTCATGTCAGCCATACATAAAAGATTGTATGTGGCGATGAAGCAAGAGTTTGCACTTTTAGCTTCAGTGTTTAAAAGTTATCTTCCAGGTGAATATCCTTACGATGTAGTTGGTGGAGAAAAAAATGTTAAGATGACAGACTTCGATGACAAGATTGATATTATACCAGTTGCAGATCCAAATATATTTTCACAATCACAAAGAATAAGTTTAGCACAAACAGAATTACAATTAGCTATGTCTAATCCACAAATGCATAATATGTACGAAGCATTTAGAGATATGTATAAAGCGATTGGTGTAAAAGATATTGCAAAAATTTTACCACCACCTCAACCACCTATGCCAATGGACCCAGCTACAGAAAATATTTTATCTATGTCAGGAAAACCTTTTCAAGCTTTCAAAGGACAGGATCATAGAGCACATATAACTACGCATTTAAATTTTATGGCTACTAATACTGCAAGAAACGCACCACCAGTTAAAGCAGCATTAGAAAAAAATATTTTTGAACACATTTCTTTGATGGCACAAGAGCAATTAGAGGTAGAATTTAGAGAAGAGATACAACAATTGCAACAATTGCAAATGGCAATTCAACAAAATCCAATGTTGCAACAAGATCCACAGGTTCAATCACAAACTTTGCAGTTAACTTTAGCGTTAGAAGCTAGAAAAGCAAAATTAATTGCAGAAATGACACAAGAATTTAAAGAAGAAGAGAATCAAATTATGGGTGCTTTCGGAAATGATCCTGTTGCACAACTAAAAGCAAGAGAATTAGACCTTAGAGCTATGAATGATGCCTCAAAACGTGATCAAGACCAAGAAAAAATTGATTTAGATCGTTCAAAACAGCTAATGGGACAACAACAGTTCGACGAAAAACTTGAACAGAACGAAGAATTAGCACAATTACGAGCAAATACTTCGTTAACAAAGCAAGCAATGTCTCAAGCAGCTAAAATGGAGAATGATTTAATGAAAATGGCGGACGTTGAGATCTTGAAAGGTCCAAAAAGATAATATAAGGAGAAACTATGACAAATAAAAATAGAAAAGATCCAAAAGTTACTCCAGAATTGGGTGCAGACAAAGATGGTATGCAAAAAGGCGGCATAGTTATCGAAGCTACTAACCCAACTGAGTCACAAACTGTGGATGTTAAAGGTACTAGAAGAATTAGACCTGATAAAAAACCTGTAAAGGCTACTTGGTACTAAATCATGTGGTTATCGGCAATTAAATTAGCCGTTTCTGCTGGAAGTAAGATTTATGCTAATAAGCAGAGAACGAAAATGGCCATGTCAGAGGCACAGCTTATGCATGCCACTAAAATGGCCCAGGGTGAAGAACAGTATCAGGGAAAATTATTAGAAGCTCGGCAATCAGACTGGAAGGACGAGGCAGTTTTGATAATTCTTAGTTTGCCCGTGTTGGTGCTCGCATATGCAGTCATATCAGACGACCCAACAGCGATGGACAAGGTAAAATTGTTTTTCGAGATGTTCTCGCAGCTCCCGTCATGGTTCACAAATTTATGGATCCTTGTAGTGGCGAGCATATATGGTATAAAGGGTACACAAATATTCCGTAATGGAGGAAAAAAATAATGAGTAAAAAAAGTAGAAGACGAAATAGAAAAATTTTAGGTGCGTTAGCATTACTTGGAACTGGTTTAGCATTAGCTAACAGAGGTAAAGGATCTGAAATGTCAAACATTAGTGTTGATAGTGGAAGAGGTGGAGACAGCGCTAGTGCAAAAGCAAGAGCAAGTGCTAATAAAATAATGGAAGATGAGTTTAAAGAAAAAGTTTATAAAGACGCTATAATGAGAGGCGACGCTGGTGTTAAAGCTGCTAAACAACCACTTAGGTTTGGTCAAGTTGTAGATAAAGAAGGTAAAACAAAAACACTAAAACCATTTGAATCTGCAGGTTTAACTTTAGGTGTTAGAAAAACTGACAAGACTCCAACACAACGTGCTGTAGATCTTGCAAATAAACAAATGGCAAAAGGAATGTTACCACCTCAATTAAGAGCTCCGGGAAGAACAAATATAACAACTCAACAAGGTAAAAATAGAGAAGCGATTAGAAATTTTTTTAAGCCTAGCGAAGATTCTAAAGATTTTGGTTTAGGTGCATACGACATGAAAGATGGCGGAAGAGTAACTAAAAGAAGAGGAGCTGCAAAACGTGGCTTCGGAAAAGCATTCAAAGGAGGAAAGTAATATGGCAAATCCAAGATACAATACACAAACTACACAATCTAGAAAAGCTTTAAGAGGTGGTGGTATGTCAACAGCCAGAAGAGATATGAGATCTGGATACTACGAAGACGACATGGGTATGAGAGGTGGACCTATGATGAAAAAAGGTGGTCGTGTTGGTAAGAAAAAACAAGGCTACAAAGCTAGAAAAGATGAGTCTATTGCTATGAGAATCAAAAAGAAAAGAACTAAGAAGCAATTAAAAGCTTCTAGAGATGAGTCTTATGGTAAGTTTGGATCCAAAGCTAAAAAATCTGGAAAGATAAATAGATAGTGAAGGGTCAGAAAAAAGTTAGAAAAGTAATGCGTGAGTTTAAAAAAGGTAAACTTACGAGTGGCGGTTCTAAGAAAAAAGTCAAAAACAGAAAGCAAGCAATTGCTATTGCTCTTTCTGAAGCTGGAATAAAAAGGAAGAAGTAATGGGAAAACCAATAAGTAAAAGTAAAAATCCTGGCTTAGCTAAGCTAGCAAAAAAGAAACCTGAGTTAGCAAAAAAATTTGGATACAATCCAAAAAGAATGGTTGCTAAAAAAGGTGGAAGAGCGAGAAAAAGATAATGGCTAAACTATGTCCTAAAGGTAAAGCCGCAGCGAAGCGTAAATTCAAAGTGTACCCTTCGGCGTACGCAAACATGTATGCATCAAAAGTTTGCAAAGGTAAAGTAAGAGCCAATGCAAGAAATGGTGGATTCGTTGCAAGAGGATGTGGTAAGATTATGAAAGGTAGAGAAAAAATAACTCGAGTAGTCTAATGGGTGATCTAAAAAAATGGGTAAATCAAAAATGGGTAGATATTGGAGCACCAAAGAAGGATGGCAAATATCAACCTTGTGGAAGAAAATCATCAACAGGTTCAAAAAGAAAGTACCCCAAGTGTGTCCCACTTGCGAAAGCCACACGGATGACAAAGTCGCAAAAGGCGAGTGCTGTCAGACGAAAAAGAGCAGCCGGTAATCCAGGCGGTAAACCAACTAACGTTGCAACATTTGCAAAAAGAAAAAAGATGAGCATGGGAGGTTTAGTTTGAGAAAACAAGACAACATGCCCAAAAGAAATAAAAAGAACTTTCGTTCGACTAAGTCGGGCGCAGGCATGACACAAGCTGGGGTCAAAGCCTATAGAAGAATGAATCCTGGCTCAAAACTAAAAACAGCTGTGACCGGTAAAGTTAAGAAGGGGTCCGCTGCCGCTAAAAGGCGAAAATCATACTGCGCAAGAAGTGCAGGTCAAATGAAGAAATTTCCAAAGGCAGCAAGAGATCCTAATTCTAGACTACGTCAGGCTAGAAGAAGATGGAAATGTTAAAATCAGTAATAGTAAAAGCACTAGAAGATAAGTATAACGCACAGATTTCTGAAGCGGATGCTACATTAAAAATATATTTTAATAATTCAGTTGGTATTGGAGAACACCCTCAACATATTGAAGAGTGTGATAAGTTAATTGAAAAAATAGCCACTGCTGAAGAAAAACTAATAATACTAAAGGAGTTTATAGATGGATGATCTAAGTTTTGTAGCTAAGATTCAAAAGATAATTAAGATGAGACACGACGATGTCGTAGCAGCGATGGTCTCTGGTGCCGTTGACAATATGGAAAAATACCAGTATATGTTAGGACAGGTACGAACGTACCAATATTTAAATCAGGAAATATCCACCCTGCTAAATAAAAAGGAGCAAAAAGAAAATGAAGGAACAACAGTCGTCAGCCTCAAAGGTAATTCTACCAAATAAAGAATTAGTAGGCGTTAAAAAAGAAATAGATGAATCATCAAAATTGCCGGAACCAACAGGTTGGAGAATTTTAGTTTTACCTTTTAAACAAAAAGAAAAAACTAAAGGCGGTATATTATTAGCAGATGAAACAGTAGAACGATCACAAGTAGCATCGACTTGCGGTTTAGTTTTAAAAATGGGTCCACATTGTTATGACAAAGAAAGATATCCAGAGGGACCTTGGTGTAAAAAAGGTGATTGGATTATCTTTGCAAGATATGCAGGATCACGAATTAAAATAGATGGGGGTGAGATAAGACTTCTCAATGATGATGAAGTTTTAGCGACCGTGGAAAACCCCGAAGATATATTCCACGAATTTTAATCATAGAGGAGAAAAACTATGCCAGACGAAGAAAAGAAAACAGTTGATATTGATACTTCCGGTCCTGAAGTTGAGATTAAACTGCCAGAAGAAAAAATAAAAGAAGAGGACAAAACATATGAAAGTAATGAAAACAATACTGAGTCCACTGACACATCTGAGAAACCTGATGAGCAGTTGGATGTTCGAGATAAAAAGAACGAAGGCGGTGAGGTTACACAGAAAGCTGACAAACCTGAAGGTGATCAACAACAAGATAAAGATCAAGCAATTGAAGAATATTCTGAAGGAGTCAAAAAAAGAATAGCTAAGCTCACTAAAAAAATGCGTGAAGCTGAAAGACAAAGAGAAGAAGCTTTACGTTATGCAAGCTCATTAAAAAAAGAGAGAGACGAGTTTAAAACTCAAGCTAGCTCACTAGATAAAAACTATGCTACAGAAATGGAGAATAGAATATCTGGACAATTAGCTGCAGCTCAAGCTAAACTTACAGCTGCAAGACAAGCAGACGATCCAAAAGCTGAAACAGAAGCTTTAACTGCTATCTCTCAATTAGGTTATGAACAAGGTAAATTAGCTGAATTAAAAACTCAACATGAGTTACAAGAAAAAGCAGCTAAAGAACAGCCTGAAGTTGATAACAAACCAAAACAACCATCTGCGCCAGATCCAAAAGCGGAAGCATGGGCAGAAAAAAATCCATGGTTTGGAACAGATTCAGCCATGACTTATACTGCATTTGATTTACATAGGAAACTGACAGAAGAGGAAGGAATGGATCCTAAATCTGATGACTATTATGCTGAAATTGACAAGAGGATAAGACTTGAATTTCCGCACAAATTTGATAAACCTGTGGAACAACAGACTAGTAAACCTACACAGAACGTTGCCTCTGCAACGCGTAGTCCAAAGACTAGTCGCAAAAGCGTGAGACTCACATCTTCTCAAGTAGCAATTGCTAAAAAATTAGGTGTGCCATTAGAAGAATATGCGAAACAACTTATGAACACGAAGGAGGTATAGGCATATGGAAAAGAAACAACCAACTCGTGCGAGTCAAACTAAAAGTGATTCTACAAAAGTAAAATCACAAGCAAAAACGGTTGCACCAAAAGTACAACCAAAAGTTTGGGCTCCACCATCGTACTTAGATACGCCCAACGCGCCGAACGGCTACAGACACAGATGGGTCAGGGTAGAAATCCTAGGATTCGTCGACACTAAAAATGTTCAAGGTAGATTAAGATCTGGCTATGAACTTGTTAGAGCAGATGAATATCCGAACGAGGACTTTCCAGTAGTACAAGACGGCAAATACGCAGGGGTTATCGGGCACGGAGGCCTTGTGCTGACAAGGGTACCGGAAGAGATCGCGAGACAGCGTACTGATTATTATATGAATCAGGCGCAGGATCAAATGACAGCAATCGACAACGATCTACTGAAGGAACAGCGTAAGGGAATGCCAATCGATATCGATAGGGATTCTCGTGTAACCTTCGGTGGCAAGAAAAGTTAATTTTTTAACAATTCAAAACCAGCGAAATAAATAAACCGTACTGGAGGCCCGCAAGGGCAGGTACATTAAGGAGAAACAACTATGGCTAATAGTTCATCAACTGGTTTCGGATTGAAACCAATTAAGATGTATGGCAACGGTTATGAAAACATGGGTTTAGGTGAATACCCTGTTGCAGCTTCTTCATCTGCTATCTACAACCAAGATTTGGTTTGTCAGGCAGCAACTGGATTTGTTGTAGTAGGTACAGCTGGTACTGAAGATATTATCGGCTCACTTAACGGAGTTTTCTATACTGATGCTACAACATCAAAGCCTACGTTTCAGAACTACTTACAAGGATCAAACACTGCATCAGACATCGTTGCATTAGTAAACGACAGTCCGATCCAACAGTATGAGATCAGAAGTAATAACACTGGAGCGTCGGATCAAACTGATGTTGGTAACACAGCAGACATTGCATACTCAGCTGGAGGAAGTCCTAATTATATATCAGGAGCAACTCTAGATGATTCAACTCTTAACAATAATGCTGACCAACAACTTAAAATCGTAGGAGTCTCAAGAGACCCTGAAAATAATGATCTTACATCTGCGAATGTAGTATGGAGAGTTCTTATTAATCAGTCGTTCTTCTTAGACACTACAGGGGTATAATAGGAGGTATTAAATTATGGCTATATCACGAAATCAACTAGTCAAAGAACTAGAGCCAGGTTTGAATGCCCTATTCGGCCTGGAATATAAACAGTATGAACAAGAACATGCTGAAATATACGCAACTGAGACATCTGACAGAGCTTTTGAAGAAGAAGTTATGTTGTCAGGTTTCGCTCAAGCACAAGTAAAACCAGAAGGTTCAGGTGTTGTTT